AAGCGAAGGAAGTAATAGTAAAACACAAGTTATTTTTTGTGGATGATATTGTTGCATTTTTGCCTATTTCAAAGACTACATTCTATGAGTATTTTCCACCAGAATCGAACGAAACGAACGAGCTAAAAGGATTGCTTGAAACAAACCGTACAACCTTAAAAGTTTCAATGCGTTCTAAATGGTACACTTCAAACGCTCCAGCTTTGCAAATGGCATTAATGAAATTGATTGCAAGTCCAGAGGAGTTACGTAAACTTTCAATGCAATATAATGACCTCACAAGCGGTGGCGAAAAAATACAATCAGCACCAACTTCGATACAAGTTGAAATAGTGAAAGCCAATGAAACTACAAGCGACAGCAGTATTTCAGAATAATTGGGATGCTTTACAATCAGGAAAATATAAATATATTGTCAATAGTGGTTCTTCACGGTCTTCAAAAACCTTTTCAATTATTCAAATATTCTGGTTATTAGCGTGGACTAAACCTCGAACTAAGCTATCTATATTCCGTAACACAAAAAAAGATTGTAAGGATACTATATTGCAAGATATGCTTAAGTATTACCCGACTTTGCCAAATTGGAACGATGTTGTTTACAATAAAACAGAAAGCACTCTTACTTTTCCAAATGGTTCTACTATTTTTATTGAAGGAACGGAGGACAGTTTGAAAGTTCATGGATACCATTCGGACTATCTTTGGTTTAACGAGGTTTATAAAGTGCCTTTAGAAGTATTCAATCAGTTAGATATGCGGTGTACTACTGCCGTATTTTTAGATTATAACCCTATTGGCAGAATGTGGAGCGATGATTTAATGATACGAGATAATGCAATTGTAATACACTCGACTTTCAAAGATAATCCGTTTATTCCTTTAGAGCAAAAAAAGAAAATATTAAGCTATGAGCCAACACCTCATAACATACAACAGAAAACCGCTGATATTTATCTTTGGACTGTTTACGGTTTAGGTTTAAAATCAGAAAAACCAAATCGTATTTTTAAAGGGTGGGAGATTATCAGCGAAAAGATGTTTAACGATTTACCTTATACTAAGTATTATGGTTTAGATTTTGGAGCTTCTGCTCCAACGGCTTTAGTAGCAATGAAAACCGATGGTGATAAATCCTATTTCTTACATGAGATTTTATATAAACCACTTAACGAAATGGAAGGTACGTTATCAGAGGAACTTACTAAGTTAGGGATTGAAAAACATATCGAAATAATTTGTGACAGCGGAAACGAATTAAATCAGGGTGAAACTCGTAAACTTAAAAACGCTGGTTTTAATGTTATACAGGCTAACAAAGGTCAGGGGTCTGTTGTTTCTGCAATAGAAACGATGCAAAAGAGTAAAATATATTACACCGCATCATCTTTAAATTTACAAGAAAATTATGAGCAATACAGTTGGAAGGTGCATCAAGGCATTCAATTAGATATACCAGAAGAAACTAGGGAGGATTTAATTGATGCATCAAAATACGTTATAAAATGGTATTCAAAAACGAGAGGCTTAAGCTAATTAGAAATAAACACGAAAAAATTTGTTTATAATTAAAAAAAATGTTATAAGTTTGCAACAATAATCGATGTGAAGATGCATCGTACACAAATCGAATGAACGTAAATACTAACTTTTTAAGTAAAAGCCTTAGTCAATTAAGTTTGATTAAGGCTTTTTTTATTATATGACAAAATCATTTTCAATACTAGGGAGGGAGATATTTAGAGTTGAACGCAATCGTTTAGGAGAATTTACCTATTCGTTTATGAATAGTGATACTTTTCACGATAATGGAAAGTATTTAAAATTATCTTTAGAAAACCCAGTGTTAATGACAATCATTGCTTTGCGTTCAAAGATTTACTCACAAATGGAAATAGTCCACGTTGATAGCAACGGTAAAGAAATCAATAACAGTGAATTTGTAAAAAGACTTTACCAACCTAATTACTTTCAATCTAAAGAGGATTTCTTTTTTCAACAGATGTGGTTTTTGTCAGCTGCAGGAACTAATTACACACGTCAGTTCAAAGCGTTAAAATCAGATATTGTTCCAAGTGCATTATATAATTTAGTTCCCGACCAAATAGACCTTAACAAATCAAATGAATTAAGCGGGTTTATTTTCTCAAAGCAACAGATTGATGCAGTAGGAGAAAGAAAAATAAAGTACACTATGAACAGTACTGTTATTTATATTGCCTTAAAAGATATAATCCCTTTTTATGATTTGGCAAACGGTTTAACCGATAACAGTTTCATGCACTCGCAAAGTCGAGTTAAGGGTATTTTTAGAACATTGAATAACATCGACCAAAATATTAAATCAAAGAATATTAATTTACAATTTAGTCAAAAGTATTTAGCTTCTAATAAATCAGATGGCAACGAAGCTATAATACAAGAAAGTGACCGTGATGATATATTCTCAAAGATTGACCGCAAAAGTTTATCAATAACTAATAAAAACATCGATGTTAAACATTTGGTTAGTGACATGAAAAGACTGTTTTTAGATGAGCAGTTTAGCTCCGATGCTTTGACTTGTTTATTAGCTTTTGATATGAATAAGGATGTTTTAAACTTTTTTGGAAGCGGTGGTTCAACTTATGAGAATCAGGAGAAAGGTGAGTTAAGGTATCTACAAAACAGCATCATTACAACCGCAAATAATACAATGAACTCTTTTAGCTCACAATGGGGCTTGTTAGACAAAGGCGAAAGGTTAGTAGCTAAGTATGACCATTTAAATATAATGCAACCAGTAATAAATGAGAAAATCAAATCATTAACCGAGTTACAAAATATGATTAAAATAGGTTTAGAAAATCAAACTATCACAACACAAGAAGCACAAAGGATGACAAGCGAAATGATTAATACCTTAAAATTATGAGTACTAAATTAACACGTCAGGAAATAGAAAAGGAAGAACAAAGAAGTGAAGCTTTAAGATTAAAAAAATTAAAAGATAAAGCCTTGAAAGAGGGTAAAGAGATAAAAAAATGATTAAATCACACTACTTCCCTGAAAAGAATTACTCAACAAAAGAGGAGTTATTCAAAGATTTAAAGGATAACCTTGATTTTATTATTGATGCTAAAAAATCAATGATACAGAAATCATGCGATAAAGGTATTTCTGTAACATGCAAATCTTTAGATTTATTAAAGTTTCAAGACCAAAACAAAGCAATAAAGATTGATGATAACTTCTACTACATTGCCGTTAATTCAACTAAAATATTAGACAGTCACGATGATTTGCATTTGGATGGTATTTGGAAAAAATCTATTGAAGAGCAACAGGGAAAAAATTACCTAGTTATAGACCATGAATTAGAAGTTGACAAGGTAGTAGTTAGAAAGGAACATATTGAAATGTTAGTTGCAAAAGTGCCGTTTTCTTTATTAGGCAAATCTTACGAAGGCGAAACCCAAGCGTTAATCTATAAAGTACCAAAAGCACAAGTAAAACACGAAATGGTTAGAGAATGGCTAGAAAGTGGTGACGAGATTGAAGCTAGTGTACGGATGCAATATGTTACGTTTGTTTTATGTATGGATAGCAATAATCCAGAGGATGCGACAGAAAAAGCAAACTACGACCAATATTTCCCAATGATAGCAAACAAATCAGATTTTGACTATATTCCTTATTTCTTTGCAATTAAAGAAGCTAAAAATGTAAGGGAGTCAAGCTTAGTGGTATTTGGAAGTAATGCAACAACAGGACAGATAAAAATAAATCAAGCCGAGAAATCACTTGAAGAGATAGAAGCCGAGAAATCACTTCATATAGAAGCTGAAAAGCAAACAGAACAATTAAAAAAATTATTAAACAAATTTAATTAAAAAAACAAATGGAAGAAATCATCAAAGAATTGGGTGTTAAAATAGACTCAATGAAAAATGAAACAGTTTCAAAGACGGAATTAATCGAAGTTATGTCTAAGATTAAAGACCTTGAAACTAAAGGCGAAAACGTGGCAACCTTCAAAGCTAATATTGAAGAAATTGCTTTGCGTGTTTTAGAATTAGAAACTAAAGGAACTAAAGAGGTTAATACTGAAAGCCTTAAATCTATTTTAGAATCTAAAAAAGAGCAATTAGCTCAAATGAAAGAGAAATCAGGTTCTAGCGTTCAGTTTACATTGAAAGCAGCAGGAACGATGGCTTTAAGCACAAACACAACAGGACAAATTCCACAAGCTGAAAGAGAAGCGGGAATCACTCGTATTGTAAGACGTAACCCTTTTATTTTAGAATTGGTTAACGTTGGTACAATTATGTCTAATGTTTGGGAATGGGTGGAGCAGAAAAACCTTGATGGCGGTGCTGCAATGACTGCTGAAGGAGCTGCTAAATCACAAGCGGATTTTGACTTAGTTGTGGCTTCTGCAAACGTTAAGAAAGTAACTGCTTATATCAAAATCACTAAAGAGATGTTAGATGATGTTGAGTTGATGCGTTCAGAAATCGACCAAGAATTAACTGAGTTAATTAACCTTAGAATCGATGACCAATTATTAAACGGTACAGGATTAACAGTTAATTTAACTGGTATCGTTA